CGAGCTCGGAATGTTCGCCCGTGGTGGCGAGAGCTACCTCGACTTTGCAGCACGCATCCAAGCCGAAATCGACAAGCGCAAAGGAGCCGCAGCATGAGCCACACCCACGACGACCGCGTAGCCCAGCACGACCCGCGCCAGTGTGCAGCTTATGGCTGCCCAATGCCTGGCTCCATGAGCGCGAGCACCACCGGTAGCAACGAGTGGTACTGCTCGCTGCACTTCGGCCGCTCGCCGGGGAGCTGGCAGCGCATCACCTCGGATTTGCACCGCATGCAGTGGCTGGTCACTGCACTCGTGACGATGCGCCGCGACTATGGCAGCAAGAGCTGGCCGGACACCTACCGCGACGCCGTGCAAGCGATCAAAGCCGCGCAGCGCAGCGACTTGCTGATCGCCCGGGACGAGAGGCCGATGCAGTGGTTCATGCGCCTGGATGCGGCATTGCGGGAAGCGTGCGCACCTGATCCCGCGCCAGCCAGACAGCAGCCGCTGGTTTGCGAACAGCCGGCCGAGACGTTCAGCAAGGTCGGGTTCGAAGTACCCGCCTAATCGAGACCATTTCGCGCGCGAGCGCCAACAGCAGTACCAACCGAAGGAGAGAACGATGTACGACGAACCTACGAAGATGCAGTCCGCTGGCCAACTGGTCGGCAAAAGCCCGGATGCCGTGAAAGCCAGGCCACCGATCGAGCAATCGCTGGAACGCCTGCATGCGTGCATCAGCGAGGTTACCGGTCGCGCCGAGCTGCTGATCGATGGTTTGAAACCAGTGATGCGCGCAGCCCCTACCACCGGCGGCGTCGGCAACGGCCCGCGCGAGACCGGCGATTGCCTCGTAAGCGATGTGATCAACGGCGCCGTCGACCGCCTCGATAGTCTGCTGAACCAGATCGAGTCGGCGCGCGATCGCCTCTGCATCTAAATCCGAGCACCCGCAGGCGGTCGCGGGGCGTTCCGACCGAAGCTGTAGGGTGACCGCCCAGCGAACCAATGGGAGCCTTCGAGGCTACGCCGCGCGCCAGCGACCATGCAGGCGCACCGACAACAATAAGGGAGAACCGATATGCGAATCATGATTGCTGGCGACATCCGCGATGAAGAGGTCATTGCGGAGCCGTTTGAGATCGAAGGGTCGAGCGACCAGTTTGCAGTCCACCGCGCGATCCAGGCCGACGTTGAGGCAGGAAAGGGACCGTGGACGGCGACGCACGTTGGAACTGGCTTTGCCATCGCTCGCGGCTATTCGGTTGATGAGGCAATCGAAAAGGCGCGAGCGGCCTGGAAGTCGAAGACGCCGGAACAGATCGAGCAAGCCAAAGCATCGGCACGACAGCGCAGGGCCATGCGCGACGCGGCAGAGGCCAGCGCATGAAGTCGATCACCCTCACCCTGCCCTATCCGATCAGCGCGAATCGCTACTGGGCCACACGCACGATACCCGCCAAAGGTGCGCGGAAGGCTATGGCGATGACCTACGTGACGCCCGAGGCAAAGGCGTACAAGGCCACAGTCGAGGCGATCTGCGTTGCTGCCGGCATCCGCCGCCCGCTGTTCGGCCGCGTGCAGCTCGACGTGAAGCTCTACCCGCACCGCCCCTTGGACTGGCAAGCGCGCCAGCGCAAGCTGGGCGTGGCTTGGGACGATGGTGTGCAGTGCCTGGACCTGGACAACGCCAACAAGGTGCTGCTCGACTCGCTCAAGGACGTGGCGATAGAGGATGACAAGTGGGTGCGCCGCCTGACCGCCGAGCGCATGGAACCGGATGGCGAGGCGCGCGTGGTGGTGACGATAGCCGCGCTGGCCGTGGAGCAGCCGCAGGCGGAATTGATCTGAGGAGACAAGCATGTGCATCAACAATCAGTGGCCCGGCTCGGACTGGGCGCATGGCGGTTTTGGCGATCTCGGTTGCGCGCTGTTCGGAAGTAGCGGCGTGCTGTCGCACTACCTGAATCAATCGCGCAACGCCAGTCACATCGCCGACTACCAGGCGGGCAATCGGTTGGCGAACATTGCAAACGCGACCGGCGCGCAGGTCGGGCTGCAAAACGCCTGCATCCCACCCGAAGTCGCCCGGCTGCGCAAGGCTCAGGCCACTGCCGCCGAAGTCCGCGCGCGCCGGCCGGAAATGCAAGTACGGAGGATCGCATGAAGACCCTGCTGTGGGGCGGCGTCGCCCTGGGCCTGATCGGCATCGCGCTCTGGCTGGCAATCGGCTGGCGCCAGCTCACCGAAGGGCTGGAGCAGCAGCACGGGCATCCGAGTGGGGAGGATTTCTTGTGAACGCCAAGGTCTTCGACTTCACCGGCATCACACGGCTTGACCTTGATCCCGACCGCATTCTCGAAAAGGCTAAGGGCCAGCTCCAGGGCGTGATCGTGCTCGGTTTCGACAACGAGGGCGCGTTCTACGGTGCGACGAGCTACGCGGACGGAGGCAATGCGCTCTGGCTGCTGGAGGTGTGCAAGATGCGATTGATGGAGGGAGTTTGACCCAGCGAAAAGACATCGGCGCGCGGCTGGAGAACTGGGGCAAGTGCTACCGCACCGGCTCGCGCGGCCTCACGGCGGCAACCACCAAGGGATGGCGCGAGCCGAGCCGGGGCGGCAGCCCATTGACCATGACGGCCATCGCAATCGAGCGACTGCGCGCCGCGTCGTTCGGTCCAAATGGGAAAAGTCGGTCATCAACCCTTGACTATGACGACGCGCGAGTCATCGAAAAGGCGTGCGCAAAGCTTGAGTGGCGCTCGAAAGCACTGCTGCGGCTGTACTACGTGTGGCACTCAGCACCGGCGACGATCTGCCGCAAGCTGGACATTCGTCACTGGCCGGTGTCGCACTTCAACAACGCGCTGGCTCAGGCCAAGGACGAGATCGAGCAGCATATTGACAGTTGAGAACTTCCGGCGCACAATCCGCGCCAACAACTTAATTCCGTCGAGACGACGAGACAAGGGTGCCTGATGGCAGCCCTCGTCGTCTCCAGAGGCCCCGCAGTCAGCAATGACGCGGGGCTTTTTGTTTTCCCGTCGTCTCCCCTCCGCTGACCTTGGATAAGCGGCGGCTTCGGCCCGGCCTCACACGCCGGGCCATTTTTTTGAACGACCATGACCCAAAGCGCCTACACGACCGAGCTTGCTGCGAAGTTCTGCGCCGCCGTGGCCGAGGGCGACAGGAGCATCCGAGCCATTTGCAAGCAGAAAGGCATGCCGAGCAAGGCTACGGTGTTCCGGTGGCTGGCCGAGAACAAAGAGTTTCAGGCGATGTATGAAGCGGCAAAGGACGAGCAGGCAGACACGTTCGTAGACGAAGTGGTTGAGATCGCGGACCAGTGCAAGACGACCAAGTCGGCCGTCCAGAAGGCCAAGCTACAGATTTACGCCCGTATCGAGGCGGCGCAGAAGATGAAGCCGCGGAAGTATGGCAATCGGGTGCAGTTGACGGGTGAAGGCGGCGAGCCCATCAAGATGCAGGTCAAAACGATGACCGACGAGGAGTTGGCAGCGAAGATCGCCGAGAAGATGGCGAAGTTAGGCAATGACGGCGCTTAGCCGCGGCGAGCAGGAAGAGCTGCTGGTGCTGCTTGAGGAGCAGGAGCGCCGCGCCTTAACGTACCGGTACAAGACGTTGTACGCGAGCCTCTACGATTGGCAGCGCGAGTTCATCGCCGACACGGCGACATACTCGCAGGTATGCCTGATCGCGGCGAACCGAATCGGCAAGACCCGCACAGGCACGTACGCCGACGCGATCCACGCCCTAGGCGACTATCCGGACGATTGGGAGGGACACAGGTTCGAGCACGCGCCGCTGATCTGGTGCCTGGGCTACTCGGGCGAGAAGACGCGCGACCTGCTGCAAGCCCCGATCCTCGGCCGTAAAGTCGAAGGCGGCTTCGTGGGCGGACTGATCCCGCCTGAGCACATCATGGGATGGGAGTCGATGAGCGGCACACCGAACGCACTGCGGACGGTCTACGTGCGGCAGATTGGCGGCGGCGATGTCCAGGCTGGCGACGCGAAAATCCAGTTCTGGTCCTACTCGCAAGGCCAGCACGCGCTGATGGGTGACGGTGTGGACTGGTTCCACATTGACGAAGAGCCGCGCGACCCCGCGATCTTCCCCCAGGTGCTGGTGCGTACGGCGACCGGCGATCAGGGGCGAGGCGGGCGCGGCATTCTGACCTTCACGCCGGAGAACGGACGCACAGAGCTGGTGATCCAGTTCATGGATTCCCCATCGCCAGGGCAGAAGTGCATTCAGAAGGGCTGGGACGACGCGCCGCACCTGACCGAGAAGGTTAAGGAAGAGCTGCTGGCGAGCTTCCCGAAGCATCAGCGCGAGATGCGCACGAAAGGGATACCGATGCTGGGTCATGGGCGAATCTACGACATGGCCGAGGACGACATCATCTGCCAGCCGTTCGACATTCCGCGCCACTTCCGGGTGATCGATGGCATGGACTTCGGCTGGGATCACCCGCAGGCCCAGGCGCAGCTGGTGTTCGACCCCGAGGGCGACATGTTCTACGTCACGAAGGCATGGAAGAAGGCGCAAACCAAGCCCATCGAGGCATGGGGGGCGGTTAAGTCGTGGGCCCAAGGCGTGCCGACGGCATGGCCGGCCGATGGTCTGCAAACCGAGAAAGGCAGCGCCAAGCAGCAGAAAGCGTACTACGAAGAAGCGGGGTTCAACATGCTGGCCGAGCACGCCACCTGGCCGGATGGCGGTAATGGCGTCGAGGCGGGCCTGTTCGAGATCCGTGACCTGATGCTGAGCGGCCGGTTTAAGGTGTTCGCCGGCCTGCGCGACTGGCTCGATGAATTCCTGCAATACCACCGCGACGAGAAAGGTACGATCAAGAAGGCGCACGATGACCTCATGGACGCGACGCGCACTGCTTACATGATGCGGCGCTTCGCAATCGCGTACGGCGACCTTGATAAACCATCGTGGAACGCTCCGCTCAACTACGGAAAACTGGGAATCGTGTAATGGCACAAATCGCCGCCGACACCTTCGATAAGCTGCTCGACCACGAAATCGAGCAGGCGACCGCATGGCAGCAGCACGCCATCAATCCCGAGCGCGAGCGTAACTACGCCTATTACCTGGGCCTGCCGGACGGGAACGAGGTCGAGGGCCGCTCGCAGATCATCAGCTGGGACGTGTTCGAAGTGGTCGAATCGGCCCTGCCCTCGCTGCTCGACATTTTCCTCTCTGGCGACAACATCGGGGAGTTTGAGCCTGTCGGCGTGGAGGATGAGCAGTACACGCAGCAGGCGACCGACTACATCAACCACATCATCAAGAAGCAGAACCCGGGCTTCCTGATCTTCAACACTTGGTTCAAGGACGCGCTGCTGGCCAAAGCAGGCATCGTGCGCGGGTTCTGGAACGACGCCGACAAGGTCACGAAGGAAGAGTACACCGGCCTGGACGAAATGCAGCTCACGCTGATGCTGCAGCAGGAAGGCGTCGAGGTGCTGGCGCAGCGCGCCTACCCCGATCCAGAGGACGAGCGACAGCGCGCGCAGATGGCCGGTGCGCTCAACGTGATGGCACCCGAACAGGCGGCGCAGGCACAAGCCCATCTGGCCCAGCCCCCGAAGATGCTG